CACAGCAAATCCGTACCCGCATCGGTCCACTGCAACACAGTGTTTGTCAGGTCTTGGCCTGCCCGTGACAAATGCCACAGCGATGACATAGACGGGATGCGCGTCAGGTTTGGCGCGCCGGCCCATTGCTTATTGAGCATCCGCACATAGCCCGCGCCGTCGAGGTTGACCCCGATCCCCGCTACATTGGCCGTTGCCACCCTGCGCGGGCGCTGCGCCGAGGATGTGCGCGAACGGCCCTCGATCAAGCCCACGGAACGGGACTGCGGAAACAGGTCGGCAATTTCCCAGCCGGTTATCTGGAACGGGGGCCACGCTATTACATTAACTGTCATGCTGGTCGCCACCCGTTCTTGCTGTTGATGAAGGACGCCTGAGAAGCACTAACCGCCCGAGATGTGAGGCCCGGCGCTTCTCGGGCAACAATGCGTACTGCAACGCCCTCAACGGCGTTCATTTGCTCGCCCGTAAAGCCAGCGGGCGCGTGTAAGACGATTTCTATCGTGCCGCCGCCGCTGCCGCTGCCGCCGCTGCCGCGGGCGCCGGTGACATGAACGCCGAGATCGCCGCTTGCGGTTCGCGTCAACGGCATGATCGCTTCCGGCCCAACTTCGCCCATAAGACCGTTCCGCCCGCCCGCCATCGGGAACATGGTTGGCCCATCGACCACGCCGCCGCGCGCGAAGGGGACTATGCTACCGCCCCCGAACACGTTCCCTTGGGCGCTCGCACCGCCCGCGCCGACAGGGGCGAACGCAGAGAAGAGGCCCGGCATGAACCGATCAGCGAGTTGCGTGAAGGCACGGTTAGCAAGCATCTGCGCCAATGTCACGAGAAGGTCTTTCGCCGCATCGTTGGCGCTTTTTGAGCCCGTCACAAAAGCCGTGAAAGCGTCGGCCGCAGATTGTTGCGCCCGCTTGTTCATCTGTTCGATCTCTTCAATCTGATCAATCTGCTTATTGCGCGCCTCTATCACGGCCGCCGCCCGCATCAATTCCGCTTCGGTATAAAGTGTGGCTTGCGTGTCCAGTTCTTTAACGAGATCGTAATAAGACTCGCGGATGCTGCGCTCCTCCCCGTGCATACCCATCAACTCGCGGCGTTTATCGATTTCCTGCTCAAGCGCGCCGGTGATGCTCGTAATACTCGCAACTTCGCGCGCCGCGCCGCCGCTTCGGGCCGCACCGCTGCCACTACCTGCATCGGTGTCACGCCGCGAGGCTATTATCGCATCGCTGCGCTCGGTGGCTTCGCTTAATGCTCGAAGATTCTCTTCGTCTGCCCGCAGTTCAAGTTCCGCGCCGATTCGTGTTAAACTGTCAGACGAGTTCAAAGCTGGCGCTAACACGATGCGTCGCTGCTCCAGATCCTCGCTTAGGCGCGCTTCGCTTTCGCTGCCCCCCGCCTCAAGCGTCGTAAGCCGCGCTCTTGCGCCTGATAGTCGATTTTCAAGGCTTCGACTTGATCCTGCCGCAGCGGCAAACGCATCCGCCACACGTCCGGCGGCGGCGGCCAATCGGTTCGCGCTTGCTTCAGCCGCATCGGCTTCGGCGGTTAAATCTTTATTGGCTTGAACCCCCGCAAAGTAAGAATCCACCAGATCACGCATCGCAGCGTCGTTACCTGATATCGCCAAAAGTTGTTCCGCCAGAGAAAACTGAATCGCGGCCTCGGCTTGTGTTCGCGCCTCAGCAAAACCCACACCTTCACGCACAAGGGCCATCTGCGCCGCAAGAATTTCGTTTTCCTGCGTAAGCGATTCTGCCATCGACACGACTTTTCGCGAGAGTGATATCTGCTCTAAAACCGTGGCCACCTCGGCGCCACGGTCTACAGCGTCTTGCAAACTGTCAGAGAACGTATCCACCGCTCTTTCTATCTCCCGTCCCTGCATACCCGCATCTCTCAGCCCGTCTGCAAATTCAGCGACCCGTTGCGGGATGTCTTCGGGGAATATGCTGAGACCCAGCCCGCCAAGTATTTTTTGCACTTCGGCTTGTTGGGACGTGAGACCTATCGTCTGGCGTCGCAGGTCGATCTCGGCTTCCAGGTCGGCGACGTTCGCCTGAAGATCGGTGCTGCGCGCCACAATACGCTGCGCGTCCGCAGTCTGCTGAATAATGACGAGGCGGCGCTGCTCGGCGGAAATTAGCGCGTCCAGCCGCGCCAACTCAGCGATTTGACGCGACGCCACTACTTCACCGCCTTGGAGCATCGCGGTGCTCAGTATACCCGTGACCGGTGTTCGGGCGGCCATCGCGGCGCGCTGCGAAGTCAGATCATTCAAAAGTCTGTTAGGGTCCGTACGGTCCGTGACGTAGTTGTCCGCAGCAGTGGCGGCCAACTCAAGCACCCGGCGCAGCCCCATCTCGTTGGCGACAAACTCGCCGAGCGCCCGCGCCGCCGTGCTGATCGCTTGCCCGATGGTGTCGAAGTTACCCGCCATTGTTTCCCGCGCGGCTGCTTCTCCGGCGCCGCCGACCTGCCCGTTTACGTTCGCAAGGATACGACTCATCGCCTCGGCTTGCTGGCCGGTCTCCACAAGAGAGACAATAAGGGCGCGCTGCTGACGGGTGAACGTGATACCAGATCGCGACAATGACGCCAACGACTGTCGAGGATCTTGCAGGGCCTTTGCCAGTTTTACGGATTCAGATTCAATCGTGCCGAACCCGAGCGCGGACATATCCGCCGCCGTCTTGAGAACGTCCTCAAAAACCTCGCCAGATACTTTTCGGAACGTTAGGAGTTGCGCAATCGCGTTGCGCACACCGGTTTCATTTTCCAGCGTCGCCAAGGCGATACTTGACCCCATCCGTTCTATCGCGGTTGATGTCAGCCCGACCTGATTTCGTGTCGTTGTCAAGATGGCGTTGATCCGCGCCGACTGCGCCTCAAAAAGGGTGTAGCTTCTTACGCCCGCAAAGGCTGCGGCCCCAAGAGCCGTTACCGCGACCGCAGCGCCCGCCAACAGCATCGTGGACCTGTTCAGCAGAACACCAAACGCGCTGAAGCGCGACGCGACGCCGCCAAGAGGACCGTCAAGGATTGCGATGGTGTTTGCGGTCGCAAGGAACTGCGCCGCCAGCCGCCCGGATGCAGATGTCGCGACAGCCGTGCTTGCCCCTGTGGCGGCCAAACTGGCACGATACTGGCGCAGCGTCGCCGCCGCTTGTTGGCGCGTGATGGTCTCTTGGGCCAAGGCTTGCCGAACAGTGTCATGTGCGCGTTTCATACGCATTTGCGCGGCGAACGTCGGGTCTATGGACTGCCGCAGCCGGTCGTAGCTTGCTGTCACTTTAGTCTGGGCGGCGCTAAACACGTCGGCGCTGGCCTTCGCTGACTTATAGTTTTGGTTTACGCCCAACAACTGTTGAATTTGCACCTGCGAGGCGCGCGCGGCCTTTTGAGTCGCAAGTTCCTGCGCGCGGAGCCCGATCACAAATGCGTCGGCGCTGGCCTTCGCAGACGTGTTCGCTTGCTCAAGGCTGGTGAGTTTTGTGATTGCCTCTTGATTGGCCCGCGCGTTGGCGCGCATCATGTCACTCAGTTTGCGTAAAGCTGCTGTGCTCTGTGCATACGCTTTCGCTTCATTGAACAACCCTTGGACGTGCGTGTTTGCTGACTCGGCAGCGCGGTTTACCGAGGAGACTAACATCTCGGTAGAACGCGAATAGCGTGTGATCTCGCCTTGTACTTCGTTGTACCCAGTGGATACAAACCGAAGTCCGACAATATCTTCAGCCATGTCGCTATCCTCGCATCAAAAGTTTACGGGCCGATGGTCCACGCTACGATAGGCGGTGTCCAAATTCCTCAAGATATGTAACTCCCAAATAGTGAGTTCTTCCTTGTAGAGATCGCACCACGCCTTGATCTCCGTGGATGATAGCGGTTTCGGTCCAGCATCGCTAGTGTCTCTGCCCACGTTAATTGACTTGAATATATTCCATAAATATATGAGTTCGATTGGTATCGTCGGTCCGAGAAGCCCTTCCGGCGCGCGTTTGATCTGTTTTGCGACCTGCGTTAAGTGCTGCCGCTTTGTCGTTCCGTTCTTGTCGGCCCGACCCAGATCAAACTCGTGCTCCGCATACGCGATCAACCGGTCGGGCGAACTTCCAAAAAATTAGCGATTTTCGAGAAGGCGCGTTCGACCTGCTCGACCAACCAAGGGAACTCCAAGAAAACAGCGGCTGCCGTCTCTTGGCTGAAGGGTATCTGCTTCGCCTTCGGGTCTGCATCCAGCGTCAACGACCAATCCTCAATACACGCAAGAAGTGTTTCACGGGTGTGCTGTTCGATAATTTCTGTAATCGCTGACTCGTCCATTCCCCGCGCCGCCTCTGCGATCTCCCGATCAGCCTTACGCTTAACGGTCTTGTAACGGGCGCTGTAAGGCCCGTGGAGCGTGATGGTCATTGGCGTGCCATCATTGTTTACGAAATTCCGGCCATCGCTGGGTTCTTTGAGTTGAACGACAGTTGTGTCTTTTATCTGGCCTACACTGCGCAGTCCCATGGTGGTGTCTCCTTACCGGGGTGTGTCAGGGGGTGAGGTGCCGCGCTGCCCCCGACAGTCAGCGCGGCCCCTCGGTATCGCCCGCAGGCGATAGGTTACTCGCGTGTGATCACGAGATTGCTTGCCGTGTCTTCGTCGAACAACGCGACGAACGGAAGTGTGATCATTCGAGATTGCGGGTTTGCAAGCGGCGCGTCGGCACCATTGTATTTCACACGCGGAAAATCAAACGTGTACGCGCTGCCACCGCCGGGCGCGTCCATAACGAGTCGAATACTCGATTCCGTCTCGTTCAGGAACTTGTTGATCAATACAGCATCTTCGTAATAAACGGACAGTTCGCCTTCGACCACGGCCCGCCCAAATTCAAGTTGTGGCGTCTCAGCGTTACCGATCACAAAGGTCGGTGCCAGCGCGTTCTGGATGCTGAAAGACATTGACGAAACGACTCCAATTACATCGCCTGAAGTCGTACCTCCGTCATAGATTGCGCCGCTATAGGAGTCGAATGGCGCGGATTCCGTGTACGCCGTTACAGTGTCCGCGATCGTAGATGACGCCTGTGTGGCGCCCTTTCCGACCATCTCGAACGTGGTTTGCACCATCTGGTTTGGTGCGACGCTGAACGACGCCGACGAAACGCCCATGCCCCGGAAGATACGGAACTGCCCGATATCAAGCGCCGCATCCTCTAAGGTCAGGAAGCGGGGTACGGTTCCAACCTTGAGCACGTCCGTCGCGAAGGCCGAAAACATTGCGGATTCCAGAAAGGCGTCAAAAGTGCCTGCGCGCATGTCAACTTCAAGGTTTCCGCCCGCTTGACGGTTGCCGTGGCGGTCAACGCGCGCCATCCGGTCTCCAAGAATATCCTCGCCCTGTAAGCGGTCTTTGGTCAGTGCCAGAGAGTGCGTCTTGATCGGAAGCGTGACGAGCGTAGGCGTGGCTGGCGTCGTGCCAAATATGACCTCCGGGATGAAAGCCAAGCGAGTTCTTGATCCTTGTGCGAAGGCCATTAGCCGTCTCCTTTATTCAGCGTGACAGTACCAGCTAACCGATACAGGTATGCAGTAAAAGACCCCACGTTTGAAGCCCGCTCTTGACACAGAGTACTCTATGCAGACAACCACGTCCACGCCCGTTATAGACGTGGATCCGTCGAACTGTTCTTCGATAAGCGCGACCAGCGTCCGCACGCGGCCGCTGCCGATATGTTCCGGCACGGCGATCAAAATTTCGTATAGTCCTTGATAGCGCTGCACAGGGTTCGGGCCCGTGACCACGGGGCGGCGGCTCGTGGGCAGGAACTGGACCTCGGCGTACTCGGACCCGCGCGGCGGGTTGTAAGTCGGCGCGTTCTCGAAAACAACGACAGGAAGCCCGGTCGTATCCGCCAGTTTCGTGTCCAGCGCGGCCCATATGGCAGGAGTTGCACTCATGCGCCACCGCCCGTCTTGAGCCCGAGCCGCGCCACGACGGCGCGGATGATCGCCGGCGCCGCGCTCTGTGCCTGCGCGTAAATTCGATAGGGCGCTTTCCCGGTCCAACCTTTTGACTCAACTCGGTCCGCGTGCAGCGCCGCGTTACGAAACACAACATTAGGCGCTCCTGGCGGAAGAGATTCAATGTCCGCCTGCATCGCTTGCAGGCCGCGCTGTGACGCCGCGCCGCCCGTCCCTCCCGTCGGCTTCCCGTGAGAGGACTGCGTGGCCGTAAAACTGCCGCTGCGTTGACCGACGCGATGACTCTCGGCATACGTACCGGTATCCTCGGTGTCGCGGCTCCGTGTGGCGATGTCCTGCGCCATATCAAGATACACTTCCTTCTGGACCCGCGCGGCCAACGTCGTGAAATTCCGCATGATCTCCTGCGGGGCGCGTCTCCGGTCAATGGCGCGAAACTGAGCCATCAGCCGCGCACCTGGCACACATATGCGGTCGGCGTGCCGTTTGGCGCAATCGCGCGGACGCGCTCAATTTTGAAACCACCTGTCACGGCACTGCCCGAAACCACTCCGTCTACGATGATTCCGAGTTCAGGGATAAAGGTCCCCGAGGTGGCGTCAAGCAAGAGCTTGCGATCTTGGTCAAGGATACGGGTGCCGTCTATCTCGTCCGCAGAAAAGTCGATCATAACGCCTCGCAACGTGTCGGAAACTGGCGCTGGCGTGGTGTACGTGCCCGTCGCCGCGTCATAAACAGGAGCGGTGGCCGAGACACGTGTAAGAACCACGTCGCGTCCCTGCCGACGCATAAGATTGGTTACGTTTACTGACATGATTCATCATCCACGCCGCGCGCCGGTGGAATAGAGAACTGTCCTTCGCGGAACGCAGATTGAACTCGGTCTAAATCCAGATGCGCGGCATCCACCGCAGCAATACTGATACCGCCGGCCAAAGGCGTGCCCAACCCGCCGTACCGTTTTGCGTCCCGTTCCAGTTGGCCCGCAAGAATTGAAAAAGCCTTGGCGCGTTGGCTGAATTTGTTGTCAATACTTTCAAACTTCTCATCAACCAAAAGAGACATCTTACTCGCGATCGCCCGCGCGCAGCGCGAAGCGGCCCCCAGCGGGTCGGAAACCTGCGTGAGTACGAAGGCAATTTCGGCGTCTTGAAGAAGCTGATCGTTGGTGTCCGTGTCGCCCACGTAGAAGCGCACCGCGTCGCGGGCGCTAAAAGAGGGGTCTCCTGAATAGGTCCACGTCATTACTCAACGATCCTTTATTTCACCTACCACGCTTGGCCAAGGCTGATCAGCTTTGCGCGCGCGTTCTTGGTGATCTTCTTGCGTCCGCTTCCGCGAGCAAGTTCTTGCAGCGCGTCGTGGTCGTCAATGCCGTCCACGCTGTCCGGGTCGCCGTCAGCGTCCGCGTTGGCCGGGTCGGCGGTGTCGTCCGCCTGCGGCTCTGGGGCTGTCTGCGGGTCATCCTCGACGCTTGCGTCAAGCGCGGCGTCGTGGATGTCTTCATCCTGTAGCTCTTGCTCGATGGTCTTCGCTTCGGTCTCGTCTGTCTCCTCAGCGTGCTTCAGGTAGCCGTTGGCAAACAACGTCGATACCTTGCGCTGCGAAACCGCCATACGCTTCCACATGAACGGCGCGTCTGGCTCCAGCGTGTGACCGTTAGCGACAAAAGTTTTACGCGCAAAGAGCGGGCGAGACGGGTTGAAAATTGGGCGGGCGTAGCGGCTCATGAATCTGTCCTCATCGGGGAAGTAAACCCTCGCGCCAAACGGCGCGAGGGTCTTTTACGTTTCGTCTACTAGGCGACAATGGTATCCCAGAAGTAACCCAACTCGGCAGAGATAACCTTTTGGTCGTAGGCCATTTGTCCTTCGATACGAGTGGACTCTTTCGTGTCCATGTAGAACCGCTTGGTGGCGAAACCGTTCGCGTTGGACTGACCCATAAAGCCGTTCCACGAGAACGTGTAGCCTGCCGTAGGGGTCATCAGACCGGCTGCGGGTGCCGCGTGGCAGAGCATGGCCTTTTTGCCAGCAATAAAGCTGTGCGCGTTGGTCTCACCTTCCAGCCCGGTGTTCTCAATGGCGCTGGCGATAACAACGCGCTCAACACCGAACACCGCAGCAAGCGCGGAGGGCGTAACCAGCGCGGGGTTGCTTGGGCTTACGCCGCCCGAATACTTGATCAGGTCGATGATGTCAGGATGACGTTTCAGCGCGTCAAACACACGATAGCCGAGCACAAGCGTGTTTGGGAGAAAGCCGGTCGATTCCAAGATCGCGGCCTTGGCGGTATCGACATCTCCAATGGGGTCGCCGTTGGTGTAGTCGGACCAGTGCCGAACTTCACCCGACGAGGGGGTTCCAGCCACGCCGTCCACGTCGCCGCCAGTCCAGACACCGCCGACAAAGAACTTCTGAACCCAGCTTTTCTCGCGCCGAATCATCAAAGTTTGAGCGACTTGCTGCGCAGCCAGTCGGTCCATATCGACTTGCGGATCAGCATTGGCGCGGATCTGGTCGGCGATGTCGTGGTGGTAGGCAAAAACACGGGCGTAATAGGTGGGCGTACTGTCCACCGTAAACCCTGCGCCAGCCGACTCCGCGCCGGGTGCGCGCTCTTGCGCCTCGTCGCGGTTGAAGTAGCCGCGATCAAAGGTGTAATAGCGATCCGAGCGGAACCGAACAGGCACATTCGGAAAGACCTGATCGGCGATAAAATTGGTAGCGTTCTGCATGAACGCAACGGAGATGTTCGTGAGCGGCGTGTTGACGTGTACCGCATTGATGGTGGGGTTTGACATTTTGTTTGTCCCTCGCTTTCAGGTTATGCCGGCACAATGCCGGTAGGCTGGAGCAGGACACGGATAACCCGGTTGTCAGCTCCGGTCTCCAGCGCGATGCCCAGCGAGTGATTGGTTGCGGTGGCTGCGATAGCCTTGCCAGCGGTGGTGGCCATTACGCGCGCGCCCGTGGTGATCGCAGCGCCTGCGGTCACTTTCGTAACCCCGGCGATGTCCACAAGGCCCGCTTGATCCAAGGTTGGGTCGTTTTGAAGCACGCCCGCTACCGCTGCGCCCGCGCCCGGCGCGATTGCGCGCCCGGTCGAGTCAACCGTTACGAAGCGGTATTGCAGCGCCGATAGGTCGGCCCCGGCCATGATCGTGACGCTTTGAGTGTTGTCTTTAGTCGCCATTTCTCAGGCCCTCCTTAGTTCGATTCGGCGATGGCGCGGGTATAGAGCGCGGCACCTTCGCCAGTTGCGGTTACCGCGGCGTAAGCCGCCTCGTAAGGCACGCCTTTTTCAGTGGCGTGGGCGCGGGCCATTTTATCCAGCTTGAACGTGGGCGAACCTTCGTCGGCCAGCGGGTTCTGACCGATTTCGGTCATGGACTTTGCCATGGCCGCGTCGGCAGATTTCAGCGCGGTCAGCATCTCGGCGTCAGTCCCGGCAGCAGCCAGCATCTTGCCTTTGACCAGATCAGTGCCGGCGAGGTTCGGCAGTTCAGCCGCGCCGCGCTTGGCGAGATCGGCGTCGTGCTGCGTTGCGCGCATGGCGGCCAGTTCGACGCTTTGCTTCATAACCATTTCCAGCAGCGGGGCCGGAACGCTTGATTTTTCGACCTTTTGGCCGTTGATCTCGACATACTCGGGGTCGGCAGCTTTCGCCACCGTGACGCCGGTGTCTGTCTTCGTGACCGTGAAGCCCGCATCTTGCGCGGCTTTCTCGATCAGCGCGGTCGCGGCGTCAGCCGTGTCGGCTCGCTTGGTGAGGGTCGCAACTTGGCCCGTCAGAGCCTCGATCTGCTTCGTGAGGTCTTTGGGGTCCATATCG